ATATAAATAATATCGACATTGATAAAAAAGGACTGGTTAAATTAAAAGTAGGACCAGCTGGCCTAACTTTAATACATAGAAGAGTTTATGAAAAATTAATGTTAGATTATCCTCATTTAAAAATAACTCAAAAAGAAATAATATCAGATATAGCAAATAAATATTTTTATAATTTTTGGGATACTACATTTGACAAGAATGGAAAATGGTGGGGAGAAGATACTAATTTTTGTAATATGATTAGAAAATCAGGTTTTGATTTTCATGCAGTTGTGGATTGTGAAACAATTCATCATGGGACTTATGGTTGGAAAGGCAAACTAATAGATACATTTCAGAAAGTTAATGGAAAAAAACATCACTAAAATTTATGGTCCACCCGGAACAGGTAAGACTTTCCGGTTGATAAAAAGAGTTAAGGCATATGTTAGAACTGGAACTCCTCTACACAAAATAGGTTACTTTGCATTTACAAAAAAAGCAGCTGAAGAGGCACGTAAAAGAATAAATGTAGCAGACAAAGATGTTCCTTACTTTCAAACCCTTCATGCTTTTTGTTATCATCTGTTAGGACTAAAAGAAGAAAGCATTGTGCAGCCATATCATTATGAAGAGCTAGGAAAAAAATTAAACATCCGTGTTTCATTTGTAGATAAATATAATGAAGAAGAGAGTCATTTTCTAACTTGTAATAATCCTTATTTTCAAATGATACAAAGAGCTATTAATAAAGACATCAGTATAAGAGAAGAGTTTGATCTTAATGAACACGATAGAAAAGATATTAATTGGGAAACTTTAAAACATATCTCTATAAATCTAGAAGAATATAAAGATAAAAATCAAATAATAGATTTTAACGATATGATTAAGATGGTAATTGAGTCTGATAAAATACCTCAGTTCAAAGCTATCTTTATAGACGAAGCTCAAGACTTATCACCTCTTCAATGGAAGTTATATGATAAATTAAAAGAACACGCTGAACATATTTATCTAGCAGGTGATGATGATCAAGCTATTTTTGCTTGGGCCGGAGCTGATGTAAATCGATTTATAAAAGAACCTGCAAGAGAAATCGTATTAAAATATTCACGTCGAGTTTCTAAAGCGGTGCAAATGCAATCTAATTTTCCTATTTCTAAGATAATGGGATTGCGTAAAGTTAAAGATTATCTACCTAGATCTCATTTAGGACATTCATATTATATTACAGATTTAAATCATGTAGATTTAACAAAAGGTAAATGGCTTATTTTGACTAGAACTAAGAGCAATCTTTTAGAAATAATGAAAGATTTAAAAAAGAAAAACATTTATTATCAAACTAACAAGGGCAAGAGTTTTAAAGTATCTTTGTACAAAGCTGCGGAATCCTACACCAAATGGTGTATCGAAGGAGCCTTAGATGAAAAAGAAATAGCAGAAGTTAGAGATTATATTCCTACCGGGAACTGGGATTCAAAAGTTCCTTGGCATGAAAAATTTATAGCTGACCAAAAAGAAATATTATATTTAAGAAATTTAATAGACTCAAATGAAAAATTAAACGAACCTGCTAGGATATGGTTGTCTACTATTCATGCAGCTAAAGGTGGTGAAGAGGACAATGTAATTTTATCCATGCACCAAGGATCAAAAGTTAAAAACGGAATTAGTTTAAGTGTTGACAAACAAGATGAAGAGCATAGAGTGTGGTATGTTGGAATTACGAGAGCAAGAAATAATCTATACAAATTAAAAAGTAAAAAGAAAATAAAGGAATACTCACTATGACACATAAAGATTTATTTGAGGAAGCCTTTCCTCAAGATAAACAGGTCGGAGGATCTCATTATAAAAATATGAAGATTCAACCATATGAATTTATTTCAGTAAATAATCTTTCTTTTTTTCAAGGCTGTGTTGTAAAATATGTTTGTCGTTATTTAAACAAAGCAGGTATAGAAGATTTAGAAAAAATAATACACTATTGCCAATTAGAAATAAAAAAAATACAGGATGAAAATAAAAAATGATTTTACCACAAACAGAATGGGTTCAACCAACAGAGTATCCGGACCTCAGGTCTTACGATGAAATTGCTGTCGACTTAGAAACTAGAGATCCTGATTTAAAATCTAGAGGATCTGGAGCTGTTATAGGTCAGGGAGATGTAGTTGGTATAGCCGTGGCCACTTATAACAATAAATGGTATTTTCCTATAGCCCACAAAGAAGGTCCTAATATGGATCGTAAAAAAACTTTAGAGTGGTTTAAAGATA